GTGTATCAAGTAATAGCTACATTATTAGCCGCTTGTGTTGCGATTGTTCCTAATCCTAAATTAGTTCTTGCAGTAGATGCTGAAGCAACATCACTTAAATTATTTGCTTTAACATTTTTAGCATCTAATTGTGTTTGTATATTACTTGATACACCATTTAGATGACCAAACTCTGTATTAGATATTGTGCCATCATGAATTTTAGTAGCATCTATTGCTGCACTACTAGCTACTTTAGCATTAGTAATAATTTCAGTTGGAATAGAATCATTTGTTTTAGAAAGTATTGCTACATGTATAGTTAGTGTTTCACTTTGTAATGATCCACTATCAAAGGTTACATTAACTGTAGTATTAGTAGAAAAAGATGAAGAACTTATTGTTCCAAATATTGTACCTGTAGATGATCCTATTGCTTTAATTCTACGTCCTGCATGATAAAAACCTGTTACATCAACACCAGCTATTGTAAATGATGTTGAACTTGCATAAGCTGCAGTAAATGCACCATCTCCATCTCCATATATTACCCATTGTGTATCGTTGTACCATTCTCTAATATCTGCAGCTATTGCTCTAAAAGCATTATTAATATTAGAAGGTAACATTCCTTCAGCAATACTTACACCACCTACTTCTGTATTACTTGATGCTGTAGTTGAATAATCTTTTATTCCTGCCATTTTATTCTCCTATGATATAAAGAATGCAAAAACTTTATCTGTTTCTACATTGTTTTTATTAATTAAACTATTTACAGATTCTTCAAGTTGTCTTTGAAAAAACTCTTGAGACTCAAATGAATATCTTACGTTATCTATATTTTCTTCTTTAGCCATTATCTATATCCAGATCTATTTGCTATTATATCAATACCTTGAGCATGTGTAAATAATGTGCCACTAGGCACTTTAACATTAGCTCTAACATATCTACCATTAGCTCTAACTGGGTTTAAACCTGAAGTATTAGTTGCTGATGCAGTCGTTTCTGTTAAACTATCTGCTAATTTATCTCTAAATTTAACAACAACATTAGTGCTACAATCTACTATAGGTCTTACTGCAACTATATTAGATTTAGATCCTGGAAATACTTCCATTTCTTTAGTTTCTATTTCAGATATATTTTCTGATCCAGAATAAATAGCTGCTTTAAAATTATTATCTATAGCACCTAAAAATCTTTGCCCACCACTCCAAAAGTCTGTATCAAGTGCTGCATTAATATCTTCAAGATTTTGCGATATAATATCCATAAGCTCTACAGTATATGCTCCAACAAATTGTGCAAATATAAAACTAGAGTTAGATTCTGCTAATGACCATTTTTTAGTTGCATAATTATAAATAATAAGTCTATCACAAATTCCTGTTGTATTATTTACATTCTGTATTGATGGATATAGCCATAAAGCTAATTGATTAAATGGATCTACTGCTGCAACTATTTTATCTGAGAATGCTTTATTAAGATCTGCATCAAAAAATCTATTAACTTTTTCAGCTCCTATAGGTATAATTTGATCTCCATTAATTTGAAAGAAGCCATCATCTGCATAGAAAAATACTTGTCTATTATCTTGAGTAACTGTTTGTCCATAAACAGCTCCACGATTAGGTGATATTACAGAGAATCTAAATACTGTTGATCCACCAACAAAGTCCATACGAACTATTTGATTTTGTCTAAATACATATCCAAACTCACCTGATGTTATGGCAACTATTTGTCCACCACTTCCTGCAAGATCTTGAAAGTCTGCATTCTTTGTTCCTGGATTCCAGGTTGTTAAATCATTTATACCTGACCATTGAACTCTATTACTATTGTTAGCTTGATTACCAGTAACAAAAAAATCTCTAATAACTCCACTAACTCTAAATGTAGGTAATGATCCTGATGTAACAATAGATGATAAGTTTGCAAAGTTTGTTGATGTACCCATTAAATAATATTGAGGTGCATCTTTACCATTACTTGCAATAACATAATTACCAAACTGAGTGAATGTAAAAAAATCTGTACTTGTACTAGTTAATGATCCTTTACGAGATGTAAATGCACCACCACTAAGTTGAAATATATCTGTAGCAGTAGATACAAAATTAAATACATTATTAGATCCATCTCTAAATGATCCACCACCTGTAGCATTTGTAGATACAGTATTAGAACTATAACTAACTAAAGATGGAAATCTTTTATAAGAGTTAAGTGCATAATATACATTTGTTGCTACATTAGCTCCAGGATTTAGATGTGGCGGTTGATCTGGTAGCCATTCTCCAAAAGGTATTTGCATAATAATCTCCTATGTAGATGCTGTCTTTCTTCTATAAAAAGATAAGTCTGTACTTACATCTGTTCTTTGTACTACTGGTGAACCACCATACGAATCTTGTCTATCATTATTTTCAGCTCTTTCTAAAGCTACTTGATACATCCCTGACCATTGTTGTGTTTGAGCAGGGTCATAACCACCCAAGAAATTAGATGCGTGGTATAAACTACCATAAAGATAAATAGCAGGGTGAGTAGAAAGAATATAGTTACTAGTTGTTGAATCAGATAAACTATCAAATGCTTTGTAGTATTGTAAAGACCCTGTATACGAAGTATCAGGTGCTGGTGCAAATCTAAATCTTTCTGTTCCATTATCAGACTCTATTGTATAAGTTCTTGGCATACCAGTTGTGCTGCCACCTTTAATTTTAAACATATTAGCTGGTGTAATATATTCTACATTATGTTTAGTTCCGCTTGAAGCTATATGTAAACTTCTTACTGCAATAAATCCTGTAGGAACTGTTACAGTCTCTGCATTAATAGTTAATGAATCTACTTGCTCCATTTGTCTTATTCTTAACTTAGCATTTAAATCTGCTTCAGTTAATTTAATAAAATCAGCTATCTCATCTGTAAGATCAGATCTATTTAACCAATTAGCTATAGATGTTTTTAATTCTGAAAATGTACTTAATGCCATTAAAACCTTCCTGGTGCTGTTCTAAAATAACGATATTCGTTACTATTTAATTTTATTTTTAAAATTTTTTTTCTTTCTTCTTGAGGTATAGCAAACCAATTATTAGTACCATTATATTCTTTAGCCCATATTTGTAATACTATAGGTGGTATACTAGCTACTCTTTTTAAATCTTTAGATTTTGAATAACCATTATCTTGGTTATATAATCTTTTATTATTTTGTAAAATAGGATTAGTATTTTCTGTTTTTTTTATTGTAAGTTTACCATCAGACTCAAAATAATATTTTGTGCCATCTGGATCAACAGATCTTAAAATACTCATTACTCTGTTAGTTCAGTTACATATAAATTAACAGTACCTATTACAGCTACTTTTTCACCTGCAGAAACTTTAAAATATTCATATGATTTAGATTCTAAAAATATCTTAGCATTAGTCGCTGTAGGTGCTACACCAAATTCGATATGACAGTCAGCATCTGCTATAACTCTAACATATTCTATATTATCTCCAAAAGCTGATGATGCTGCTGATGAACCAGATGAATTTACTTTTTGTGTAGTAACAGGTCTCATTGCAATATGAGTCATGTATTTCTCCTTAAATTTGTTAGGGGGATATAATCCCCCCATGTTAATTATCTTCTTATGATGAATGTTACATCTAGTGCTTTAGCACCTGTAGAATTACCATCAGTAAGTATTTCGATTGTACCATCTTCTTCTACTCTATTTAATGCTGTTGGTAATGAACTATCTAATGTGCCTACTGCTGAACCTGAATGTGCAACTGTAATTCCAGCACCAGTTACAGCAACTCCACCAATCTCAAAAGTGATTGCTGCGTTACCACCACTTATAGCTCCTTGAAGGCAAGTAATAATTTTAATTATTCTTCCGCCATCAGGTACTGCTACAAATGTTGAACCTGCTGTTGATATATCAGCAACACGTCCAGTAATAAAATAGTCGTTTAATGTTCTCATGTTTTCTCCTTATACGTTCCGTATTATTGACCTCTTAATACTTCATATTTGG